AGGGGTTGTTTAAGATTGAATATCCATCCCGTTATTCCACAAATCGCGCGCTAACACCATTTCTTCAGCAGTTAACGCACGGTCCCACATAGCGAAGTGGGACATCCCGAACTTGGCAGCTGCTGATATGGCATTATTTACTGCGGACCCAAAACCGATACCCTGTATGTTTGTTCCTGCCGTCAGGGAGATGGCAACCGGATCGGCGTTCCCAGCTAAAAACAGTGTCGGCAGGGTGTCGCTGTATGAGGCAATGAGGGTTGCCCACACATCAGTTTTAACGTCTGTCTGCAAAATCACAGAGGGTGCCGGAGAACCGGACACAATCACACCACCTGAAACCCGGAGGCTTCCTTCAACACCCGACGTGCCGTAGCGTATACCTGCTGAGCGCGCACTGACACCCCGGATGAATCCGGCAGTGTCCCCGGATGGTGGAATCCAGTTGTTGACCTTTACACGAATAGCCAGCGTGAGGTTATTCGAAACAGTCGCATATGAACCCGTCCCTCCCGGATCATTACTGTTGGAAATCGCCGCCCCACCGTCGAATTGAATATGTGGATCGGACCCACCCACACTAACTGGATATGCCAGAAGAGCCCCCCTTTTTTTATTGAATGTCCGGTCCAGTAGTGGCGCATTCCCCCTGAATATCAGGTTTTCAACAAGGGCGTTGTTATTTGGCGCATCAATGCTGGCATTGAAGTTCATATAAAGATTTCGGGTGAGGTTTGGCACATAGGGAGCATCACCTGGATCTGTCATGGCCGAACCGCTAACATAAAAAGTCATTTATTCACCTCGTTAAATCCCAGCTCAATTAGTTTCTTTCGAATAAGGTACTTTTCTCGGTAATGATACCCTTCAGGTGTCAGATGATCTCTCGCCGGGATCATCAGTGTCTGGGGTACATTACCTGCGGCCTGGTCAGCTAAATCCTGAGTAGTTGGTTGTATCCCTTCGTTAGCCAGGTCAACCCATAATTGGGCTGAGGTTAACCATTCCTGCTGGTCAATAAAGTTTAAGCCGTAACGGATTTTATTATCGGCAATACTCTCATTCATTCTTTTTCTTTGTGTAGAGCCGACAGACCAATTATTTGCAAACTGTCCGACAACTACTATTTCAGGAACAAACGGAGCCATCCACTCAACTATTGACAGTATCGTGGCGTTAATAGCCTCAGCAGTTCTGCCCTGATTAAGGTCATTCTTCCCTGTTTCAAGCAGAAGGAAGTTGCTACGGTATTTAACATTATCAACAATGAATGGAGTGTTTGCTGGCAATGCAACTGAAGCGCCGGGAGTTGTTCTGGTAAACGTACATGTAGGCGAACCAGAGCCATACACATAATTAATGACTCCTTTTATACCGAGTAATTCACCAGGCGTTTGCTTTGTAAATAAGGATGTCTCGAATCCTGATGATGTCATTTCTACCGGCCCCGATGCGGGTATTGAGCCAGTAACTGATGTCATCAGTGGTGTTATTGCACCCAGAAACATCGCGTTCTGAATTGAGTTAGCCCCGCCCCATCCCATGTTTACAACGCTGCAACCAAGGTCTGACGCCATCTGCGTATACCAGGTGGCGCTCCTCTCAGCTGACGAGGAACCGAGGTTAACAATTGTCCGCCGGTCACCTCTGTATGGGAGATATTTGCCTGACGGATGTTTCCACGTTCCTGAAAGCGTTGGTCTTTGAGATTCGACAGATATTAGATTTGAAAGAGTGGGGGCCATTCTCACAGCCCACTCTTTAAGCACCCAGTCAGCAAATTTACCACTACTCTGCAATAAACAAAGCTCACTAACTCGCTCATTTCCGTTAGAGTCTATCATTATATAGGCCAGCTCATAACCAGGAACAGACCGTTTAACAGGTAGCGGATTGCTTTCTAAAATTCTCTTAATGATGTTTTTTATTGAGTGATCGGACGGGGCCCCGTCTGACTGACGATAACCAAACACCTCCCTGCCGGACTGCGGGTCTACAAAAACAAGTTTATAACCCGGTGCGCCCGGTGGCATCGACACGCCTACTATCAACTGAACTCGTTCCGCTATCTCTTTTAAAACAGATTCACTTAAATAAGAAACCTCCTGTTGCGTAGGCATTTTCCGGCCCGTCTGCACCAGTGTCCCGGCGTTATTAATGTATTCATCTGCAAGAGAGCTGCCGTCAAGGCTGCGTACATACGTAGTTGACCCGGCTGGAATATTTGCAATATCAGCCTGAGCTGCAACAACTGACATGTATTGGCGACTTAGAGGTATTAGATTCTGCCGGGTATTCTCGACAATTCGATCATTTTCTTTTTGTATTCCCGTCTGGGTTTTTCTCACACGCCCTTTCCGATCGGCATATGTCTCGGCATCAGATGTATTAAATTCATCTAACTTTCCGGCGTTAAACTTCAAATCAGCAGGAGATTCGCTAGGAACCGAATTGTTCGTTGGGATGGTCGCCATAATTATTCCAATAAAAAACCCGGCACAGTGGCCGGGTTGTTGGTAGATGAATTGATGTCAGGAGTAAATCAGGTCGCTGTACTCGGATAGCGTGAAAGCGGTCGTTCCATCGGCATTGGGCTTCTTCTCATCGACACGCCAGAGAGTGGCGTCCATTTCCTCCTGAGTGGCGATGACATAGCGCGACGGCGATTGAACCTCATAGCCGTCCCAGATGTTAAGTGCGATGACCGGCAGAGCCGCGGTGAAGCCGAAACGCGTATCCGCCCGAGACGTTGCCGGGTAGCGCGCCGAAGTCCGGCCCAGGCTGTCAGTGACCGTGACAAACATCGCGCCAGAGAAGACGATCGCCTCACTGGTGTCGAAATTATTGCCGCTGCGCCTCACGATGTATCCGGACTGCTGATTGGCGTCATACGTGTCCGGCACCTGCACAACATCGCCGACCGATACGTACTGCCCGTCCGCCAGGGTGGTGCAGGTCATTTTCCCGCGTGAGTAAACGAGCCTGCGCACTTCCAGGAGCGCACGGTCGCGCGCCTGGTACTCATTGCGGCAGCCAAGCAGCTTAATTTTAAGCGGTGACTCAGCGGCCTGCTCAACGATGCCAGTGGAGGTTATCCGGTATCGGATGTACGTCTTTTTGTTGGTTACAGGGCTGACATACTCAATTTCGACACCGTCATAACCGCCTGGCATCGTCATTTCATACGTAATTTTGTAATCGTCAGTGGTCATATTCGAGCGGTTAAACGTCGTGGCCGGGTACAGTACCCGCTCATCACGGACGAAAGACAGCACGCTGTCTTCCCAAAACGCGATTACCCTTGCAGCTTCACAGATGCTCTGCGCCCGGCTGCCCAGCGAGATATCTTCATCGTCGAAGGTGTAATCGAAATAACCGATTCGCGGGTCGGGCAGGCTGTGAAAAATCTCATACAGACCGTACAAATCTATAGATGTCGGACTCTGTTTTGCTATGACAATCCACTCATGCGCCAGCGCATCGGCGAACGAGCGGGACGGACGTAGCGCGTAGTCAACCTGCCGCGTAGCCATGTTGTAGCTGATGGTGTGACGGGTGATAAGGGCGTTGTATTTGCGCTCACGAACGCCGGTAGCCTGCTCAGTTGCGCGGATAGTGACGCGTACCAGCGTATCATCCGAATGGACCTCATTACGCCGGATACGAACAGAGTGAACCTCAGTAAGCTGAAGCACGCTCGTATCGTTACTGTTGTTCGTGCGGACAATCTGAATCGCATAGCGACCGTAACCAGCGTTAGGCGTGATTTTATCCGTCCGGTACAACGTGTCGCTGCCACCGCTGCTGTTTGACAGCCCTCCGCTGAATGTCTGAGCGGTTCCCGGTATCTGGTTATTGTCGTCGTCAATTTTCCAGATTGTGCCGGTATAGTTCGCCCAGTTGTCATTACCAAGCTGCGCCTGAAAATGCACCCATAACTGGTCACCCTCAAGTGGCGCAAAGAACGGGCCTATGACAAGAGGCTGGTTATCGTTCAGGACGAACTTTGTTGGATTAATCGTAGCGTCCGCTGGTACGTCCTGCGCATCGCTGCCGCCGAGCGCGTTGAAGTAGAACGTGTAGTAGCGCACCGGATTTTCAGCCGCGCCGTCATCGGTCAGCGTTGCGTTAAACAGGTTGGCGTTCAGCTTCACGTCGCGCGTTACAACACCGCTGGCTGTGTTGTAAGTCACGTTGACAACGAACGTAACAGCGTGCGGGAATGCAAGGCTAAAGAAGTAGTCGAACTCATCCTGTTTAACGATTTTCATCGCTATCTGGCCGCCAGCCAGCTCACCGGATACTACGGTCGTAGCTGTGGCAGTATAAGCCGGAAAATCCTCGCTCTCATTCGGACCCGGTAGCTCCTGCCCGTCCACATCGTCGAATTCAAACCCCTCGTAAATAACCGGTATGACCTGTCCGGGATTGAATATCTGATAGCTGGCTCCGGCCAGAGAGCCCAGGTTAGATTCTGAGTAGCGTACGCTGTCCACGGTGTAGCGCCCGATCCCAAAATTCATCCACTCAGTGACGTATTTCACGTTGTCGATAAACTCGAACATCGACTCCTGAATCAGATCCGGGTAAGAGCGGACCTGCCCGTACACGTCAGGCCGGGCCTGATAAGTGCGCGCTACGTTAGTCTGCCCGGTCAGCTTATTGTTTGGGCTTTCCTTGGCGTTGTTGTCAGCAGCCGAGAATGATGATTTTGGAGACAGGAACGAGAATATTTTTGAGATGGCTTTGAATACCGGGCTGAGCACTTTGCCGATTACGCCCTTCGGCTGATCGAACACCTGCACCCGATCACTCTCTTCCAGCCCAAATCCCACCTCATCATCCAGGCCCAGCTCACGCCCGTTCAGCACCACGACGACATCTGCGTGAATGTCTGCCGACAGCAACCAGTCGGCCAGCACGGTACCGGACGGGACGCTGACCCTCTCTTTAGGCGCGCCGGGTATCCGCTGTAGTTCAATTACCGGCATAAATCATGTACTCCAGTCTGGTGAAAACCTTCCCGACAGCGGAAAGACGATCGCTGCGCACCGCGCCATTCTCGCCGCGGCTGTGCAGCGCCCTGCCATCGATGATCAAACCAACGTGCGCCTGCTGATTGCCGTCGTAGCCGATGAAGATGCCGCCCTCTTGCGGTGCTGGTGCTGGCTGCCAGAACACAACCTCATCGCTGAAGCAGGTCAGGAAGTCGCTGGCCGCTTCGTATCCCGACGAGTGGTGAATCTCCACGCCGACCACATGCCGGTAGTACAACACCACCAGTCCCCAGCAGTCGCAGGCCTGTAATGAACACGCCCTATTCGCCCATGGCACGCCGATCATCTCCCGCGCGAAGTCACTACCCGTTAACGAGGCCAGGCCATTCAGCTGGGTCATAGAGAAGTCCTACGTTTTTGTTGAGAGGGTTGGTCATCGACAGAGACACATTCACATCAGACTCATCCATGTTGCAGTCACTTACGTACAGCACCCACGATTTCAGCAGCGTCACCTGGTCTGCGTCATAGAGCGCAAACGTGGCGGTGATTGGGGTTATGCGGGAATAGCCGCGCCACGCTTTAAGTTTCTGCTTAAAGTCGCTGGCCAGTCGGCTGAATTTCATGGTGCTGTCGATTACGGGGGTGTTGCTCTGCTGACTTTCCGTCAGCTCGAACCGGCATGGCTCGAACGTCGTGCCCGCCAATTGCTTGGCGAAAATCTGGTTATTCACCAGCCGCACATACCCGAACGTTGAGTGATGAAAGGTGATGGTTTCGTACTGAATGCGATTGGGCCTCTGCGCTCTTATTTCGCGCAGTGTTAGCATTATGCCTCCGGTATGATTTCCGTAATTACTTCGTCAAGAATGCTGCCCCATGGTGGTGGCAGCTCTATCATCAGGTCGCCGTAGTCGTCGTCTGAGTTCGGCAGCTGTCGGCAGATAACGTCACCGGACCAGGTGAACACTGAACCGCTCTGGCTCCACGCCGGATAATCGGTGAAATGCAGCTCCAGCATCTCGATCCCGGCATCACCAGTTCCGGTACCGACGCGCATCGTGAACCACTGGTTGCCGTTGTCGAGATAGTCCGGGCGGCGTAGCCACTGCATAAATACCCGATGCTGGTACTCGGTAAAAATCCACGTCAGCGAGAATGAGGTTTTCAGATCGTCGGTCAGCTTCTGGAATATCGGCGCACCGACCTGCGGCTGATCGGTGCGAAATCCGGTGTCCGTCTTCGGGTTTTTGTTGGACTTCTGCGCCAGCGGCAGCCAGTCGGGGTAAGGGATTGCCATATCATCCTCGGGCCCTACGAGGGGCGTTATGGTAATTAGCTATGGCCTGGCCTATTTGACCGCCATTTGCGATGTCAGTGATGATGGTCTGGATAGTGACATTCCCGTTGCCGTCAGAGCTGGCCTGAGTGTCCACCATCGCGCCGCTGGAGTAGTTATCAATCTGATTGATGATGGTGATGCCACCCCCGCCGGTAATGTCCTTATTGCTGATTACCTTTCCGTTATCGCCGGGGATCATGTACTGGCTTCCGTTGCTCGCCTGATAGATTTCAGGCATGCCACCCTCGCCCACCTGATACATCGAGCCAGCGGAGACCGGTCCACCGTTTTTCCTCTTCCCAGCCACGTTCATCGCCAGCGCGCCGAGAACAGCACCGATACCGATAGCCGCTGCCCCGCCGAACGAGCCGATTGACGCCACGATCGCCGCTGGAGTCCATGCTGCTGTAGTGGTTGCCGCTGCCGCGGTGCTGGCAGCAGTAGAAGTAGCAGTACCGGCAACCGATGCTGCTGTGGTGGCCGCGATTCCTGCCTGCTGCGCTGCGGTTCCCATCACCGCCGATTTCACCCACTCCACACCCATCTGCACGAACGTGTTTACCAGGCTGTTAAGCACGGTAGAACCAAGTGACCGCATCGCTTCACTGGCGCTCATGCTGCCGGTAATCATGCCTGTCAGTGCGTTGGAGGCATTACCGGCCAGCGCGTCGAATGAGGCGGCCAGCGCCTCATTACCTGTGCTCTGGTTACGCCAGACTTCCCACTGCGCGGCGATACGCTGCTGCTCGAACTGCGTATTCAGGGAATTGCGCAGCGCCAGTCCCTGCTGTTCAGAGATGATTTTATCCTTCTCGAACTGCTGGATAAGCGCCAGTTTGCGGGTGTTTTCATTCGCCAGCGCCTGCACCGGATCAACAATCCCGGCCGCCTCCTGCTGCGGTGATACCGCAAGCCCCGCGCGGATCTGCGCAAGTTTGGTCTGGTGTTCCTGCTCCAGTTGCTCAGAGGTTGCGTTGTACTGCTCCTGTGTGATTTTTTTCAGATTTAACGCGGAATTGAGATCGGCAACATCCTGCTTATAGCTTGCGTTTTCAGCCTCCTCCGGCACCATTTTGAGTGCTGCTGCCTGCGCGCGGATTGCGGCTGCGTTATCCCATTTTGCCGCAGCATACTGCCCTGCCAGTTGCAGGTCGCTCTGTGTGGCAGCGGTTCCCAGCGATTGCTGCGCTGTCAGGATGGTCTGTTCCCTGCTCATTTCCCGGGTAGAATCAGCGGCCAGTTCTGACTGCTGTTTGAGATTCGCCAGTTTTTGGGCAATAGACTCGGCGGCAGAGGCTGATTTTTTCCCCACACTCAAACTGTCCTGCTCGGCCTTTTTTCGGGCCTCATCAGCTTTTTGCAGATCGTAATTCTCTCCAGCCAACATGCCAGCACCGGATACTTGGTTGCGGTTTTTGCTGACCTTAGCCATTTCCATCTCGGCTTTTGTTACAGCGCGTGTTCTTTCATCCTTTATTTTCAGTAGCTTATTTTGCTCCTCCAGGCTCAGAATAATTTTGTCGCCGTCTTCCGTGGCTGGCGATATCTGCAATGATCCCGGATTGTAATTCTGCCCAGCCTGATTTGCCCGATTAACCTCATCCGCCGTTGTACCAAACGCCCTGGCAACTGCACCCTGGATGCGCTCCAAAGTTGTGCCTTTCTCTATGAGGCCGTCATGCACGCCCATTGATGTCAGCATATTATTGGTCAGCAGGCGATTAGCTTCGGCCTGGGCACCTTCTGTCTTGGTTAATTTTTCTCGCGCATTCGCCAAATCGCGAGTTTTTTGGCTGAGATTGTCAGTAACCTCTGCCGATGTGCGCAGGTAAGTTTCGAGATTACCAAGCCTCTTGGCTGCCTCTTCCGCTTCCGGGCTGATGTTTTTATAACGCAGCTGTAGCTCTGCAACCTCAGATTCGAGACTTTCAACCAATGATTTCTGGGCACGGATCGAATCATTTGCATCCGCGATTGTGCCGCGTAATTGAATATTGCTCATCGAGCGCATGGAATCATTGAGGCGATCCAAGCTGTCAGCAAAGGCAAGAGCCTCGCGCTTCGCCTGCTCAGATTTCTGCCAGAAATAATAAATAGCCGCAGCAGCCAGCATCGCCGCACCAACCGGCCCGCCAATCAGCCCAAGCGCCCCCCTCATGACAGTCGCTGATGCTGATGCCGCTCTGGATGCCACCACAGATGCCTCCTGAGACGCTATATAGCGGGAATTAGCTGCCGAGGCGGCACCAGTTGCATTTGCAGCAGCCAATCGAGCCGCACTAACCTGCGCCTCTGCGGCTGTAATTGCCGCCGCCTTGGCTTGTGCTGTAGCCGCTTCAGCTGTTGCAAGCCTTGTCGTGAGCACGGCAGAAGCCTGCTGTAACTGCGCCATTCTTGTAGCTGTGGCAATGCGGCCCTGGTCTGTTATCTGCGCACGCATGCGCTGGGCTTCAAGAAGCTTCTCAGACTCAATCTGCGAAATACTTGTTTTTATGGAGAGGGTGTGGGCTTCTGCTAACTGGACCTCAGAGGCAACGGCCCCCTGCGTGGCCCTCATTGTCGCCACGCGCCCCTCTGCGAGCTTTAATGCCTCTAATGTTGCTGTTTTCTCAACATTTGCCAGGCGTAATTTTGCCGCTGCTTCGATTTCGGCATCTTTTGCTGCTACAGCTGAAGCTTTTGAGGCGGCTACACTGGCCAGTGTGTCCCTTACTTTTGCTGTGGTAGCCATTGATAATGCGCCGACATACCTGCTGCCAATTACACCAGCTACAAGTATTAATGCACCACTCAGCAACTCAAGGTTTTCCGACATAGTGATGACAGAATCGCGAAACCCGGCAGCGAATGATTTAACAGTGGAGTTCTCGCCGAAAAATTTAGTGATGTTGTTTCCGGCCACTTGCAGGCCTTTTGAAATAGTGACGGTCGTGTTGGCAAATTCCCTGCCGATAGCTTCTCCCTGAGAAAGAAGCCCGTTCACCACAACTTCTGTTGTAAGCTTCCCTTGTGCTGCCATTGCGCGTAATTGCCCAATAGAGACGCCGAGCGAATCAGCCAGGGCGTTTGTCAGGCGACTACCCTGTTCAGCTACGGAGTTATATTCTTCTCCGCGTAGCGCGCCAGCGGCCAAACCCTGCGACAACTGAATGATGGCATTTTCAGCTTCCTGCGCTGTAGCGCCAGAGACAGCAAACCCCTGGTTGATAATCGTGGTCAACTTAACCAGATCGGCGGCACTTGTGTTATACAATCTCGTACCGCGTTCCAGTCGTGCATAGAGGGTTGCTGTGCCGTTCAGGCTGGATTGCGTGGCCTGGGAGATGTCGAAAATGCGCTGCATCACCTCGACCTGCTGCTCGCCTTGTTTTAAGGAGTTAGCAACTTTGTTATTCAGTTCTGTCCATGCGTCGGCATAAGCCCCCACTTGCTGAACAGAGAGTGCTGCCAGCACACCACTGGCAACCGCACTCAGTTTGGACATACTGCGACTTGCTGAATCAGCTGCGCGTTCAGTTCGGTTGATATTAGTCTCTAAGCGACCCATGTTGCCGCCCATGCCATTTAATGCGGCATCAACCTCCCTGCGCGCGGCCAGCAACTTGGCTGTATCCATGTCCACTTCATAAATTATGCTGCCAGCGTCAACGGTTCCAGCCATTTACTTTTCTCCAGGCATAAAAAACCCCGCCGGAGCGAGGTTGTATGATGATGGTATTTTCTTATTTACAAGCTTCTATACCTACAAAATAGGCTATAGAATTTGGCTGTATTGCTGTCATTTTGGGGTCCGGGGTTGATAACTTTAGTTCACTCAATGTATTTCCTGTACCTAAATAGCGAACCTCGGAGGCGGAACAGTCATACATTCTTTTAGAATAAGTCACACCAGAACTCCCCTCCCTTTTGGTAATAATTATTTTGAAGTGATCGCTATCGTACTTGTCGAGAATCAAATATGTTGCTTTGCTGTCCGATGGCACGTCCATAAACTTCGGTGTGAATTTCTCTTGCGCCATTGCAAACGAAGCATTCAAAAATAATACTGCTACGGCTAATGCCTGAACCGATTTCACATTCTTATCCCCATTAGTTAAAATTCAGCAAATCGTAGCGATGATCCGGTGCAATGGGAAGCAAGAAAGCAGTCGTGATAAGCTGAATGAAACCAAATTGAGGACTGATACGTGGACAAATTTTCAACGCAAATCGCCCGCATCTCCAGCATGACGCATCAAGAAATTGTTGATCTCCATTTCGCTATGCACGAAGAAATTAAGAGCCTATACAAACCGAAAAAGCACCCAGAAAAAATCAATGAAGTGAAGGGGCTCTGTGAGAAATCAGTATCGATATCTGCGATCGTTATCCACTCATTGAAAAAGAAGCATCGGGCGGAGGCTGACGAGTATGCGCGGATTATCGGAAAGCTTTCCCCTCACCAATTCAGTTATCCCGCTCACGCCCCAGCCAACACGCTGTGCGCCATACTACGTAAGCAAGGCGACAACAGCCAAGCCGATTACATTGAGCGCAAAATGACAAACGAAGGCTGGGGAACTCAACGCTATGTCGACCTGCTCGATCTGTAGTTTCATGGTTGTTCCCCTGAAAGCAAAAAAACCACCGTGTGGCGGGTTTCCGATTAGTTCTGGGAAGCTTTGCCGCCTGTGCATTGATACTCTACAGTCACGTTAGTGACATTGCATCCGTATCCACCCATTTCGCCGCATACCGATGATTGTCCGCCAAATGCTTCAGCGCCATCATACCCCCAAGTTTGACATTTTTGGGCAGCAAGACCTTTCGCTTGCATTAAATCAACTACCGGGTTTTCAAACATCTTGACCGTATACCCCATCTTCACTGTGCCATCAGCTTTACTGCCACCCATAGGGATCATTTGTTTTTTTGCAGCACAGCCAGACAGTAAAAGCGCACCAATTACTAACACCAATACTTTTCTCATTCTATGTTTCCTTTGATTGCAATCGGAAACATCCTATCACGTAAAATTTACAAAACAATTCCTAATTTGTTAACTTTTCTTATGTTAAACCTTAGCTCGTCGGCGCGCCCGTCGCGCAAAAAAGTCATCTGCCTCTGCATCGTACTCTTCCCGCGTGTACCCCTTCTGATCTGGATACTTGGCGGCCAGCATCAGTGTGAACTCTGTCATAGACAGCTGCTGCGCCTCATCGCGGCTAATGCCGAACTGATTTCGGGCAGCGCTGATGTATTCGAAGGCGCGAAACTCCGTGGTAGCCTGGCCAGTTTCATGCCGCTGCAACTGGCGAATCTTGGCCTTGCCGATGATGCCGTGGGTAATCAGCGCCTGCGCGACCGCCACCATGTCAAAGGCCGTCATCGCGCCCGGGCGGTATTTGAACGTGCGCCCCGCCTTTGCCGGTCGCAGCTCCCCCGTCAGCTGTGACACGTCACGGTCACAGCATGCAGCGAGTACGGCCATTGCCGCGGATATCGACGCTTTGGCAATCTGCTGCCCTTCGATGTAGCTCATAAGCCATTCAGGAACTTTGCCGTAAGCATCGGCTGCGCGTTGCAGTAGCGGTGTCACTTCGTCGTTATGCAGGTCATAGAACGCCTGCACGATTTCGCGTGGCTCCCCGATCCGCGTCATAGCCAGGAACGACGGTCGGAAGAAATATTCCTCGTTGCCGACAGTTATCAGGCACTCGCCGATCTCTTTAACTGGTGTCATGTATCCCCCGTAAGCACAAGCAAGGGCAGCGCTCGGCTACCCTTTGGTTTGATTACGCAGCGGTAACTGTCACGGTATGCGTTGCCGTAAAGTCACCATCTACCGATTTCACTGTAATGATTGCGGTTCCGGCAGTGGCACCAGATGGCGCTGACACGGTAACTGTGTTGCCAGCAACTGCTGCTGTGGCGCGCGACGGAACGGACGAGGTGACGGTAAACAGTTTGTTGTCAGCATCTGCCGGATTGATCGTCACGGCGAAGGTGGTGCTGGCACCGGCAGCGATATTGCTGGTAGTCGGCAGAACTGTTACGCCGGTTACAGGAATATCGCCGTCAGCCTCGATGATCTGGAAAGTATTGCCTTCGTTAATCTTCAGCTCAAGGCTGTAGGTAACGATTTCTTTCACGCCACCACCGTCACTGATACCGCTAATCACCATGTAACCAATGTGGTAGTAATCGCCCCAGCGGAATCGCATCCAAACGGTTGGCTGACGACGTGCGCGGATTTCATCAACGACGTATTTCAAAAGCTGCTGAATGCCAAATTCATCAGTTCGATCGTTAACACGTACCTCACCCTCGATCGAATAAGTCGGGTCCAGGCTGGCGATCATATTGGCGGAGAAACCGCCATTATCAGCATCAGAGGTCAGCGCCTCCGGGCTCATATCCCAGGTTGCCGACGTGGGTAACCCAAGCAGCCCCCAAGCCGATTCTGCCGGAACCTGGTCCGGGCAACCGTATGCCAGTTCCAGCGTTTTGGCGCGGCCAATCAGCTGGCCATTATTTGTGGAGCAGCCTTGCATAGTTGCTTACCTCATTTCAGATAATAAAAAAGGCCGCTCCGGGCGACCTTGTTCGAATTGTTGGTGATCACCCGCCGTAAAGGCAGGCGAACTGAAGACGCCACACCATACGCCCCTCGGTAGTGAGAACCGGCGAAGGTATGCCGCCCATGTTTGTGATCTGGCCGATGCAGGGATTGAGCGGGTTCTGCTGTACCCAGTCGACGATTGCCTGCACGTCGGCTTCTGAATTGGCGTAATCGCCCGGCGACGTGCCGGTAATAACATCGACCATCACGTAATAGTCAGAGGCCATATCGCGATCTATTGCTGTTCCTCCGTTCGGCCTGATAACGATATAACGCTGTCGCTGGTTGCCGTTGTCTCGCCATAACAGCCACTGAACCTCATACCCTGTTGTCAGTCCGGCACTCTCCAGCAAATCACTGACTCGCTGGTACATAGGAGGTGTCACAGGCTCATCTCCTGTTCAATCGTTGCGCGAATGAGCGATGCAGTGTCTTCGAAGCCTTTGGTCAGGAACTCTTTCTGAGCAGTGGCCCGCCTGAATTTCTGTTTCACTTTCGGATCATGTACATAGACGGCGTAATTCGCCGTATAACCTAGGCGTCCGGTAATTCGCGTGCCGGCGACTACGATTTCGCGGAACTGACTGTTAATCAGGTACGAGGTGTCGATCGGAGTGTAGATAGCGGCCTGCCCCCCACCGATAAGCATCGCGCTGGTAAGTGCCCTGACGATTTTACGGTCCTGGATATTGTCGATCGCCCGATTGACGTTACGGGTGACCTGCTTAATACCTTTCACTTTCACGCCCATATCAGACTCCAGTCAGAATTGCCCAGTCATCCGTCAGGCGCTCGAAGGTATCGGCGTACTGGATAGACTGCATCACTTCATCAGCACCGGCGGAAATTGGGTCCGGCTCATCTGATGCGCCAATGAGGATTCGGTCGCCCGTCTTGGCATCAGCATACTCTGTCCAAAACGTGTTTTTTACTACCTGCTCAAAACCGATATCGCCCAGTCGCTTTGACAGCCCGCCCTGATAATCAGCCATGATAACCAATGGCGCAGACCATCCCAGCGGCTGCCCGTACCGATCATTGCCCAGCGGCTTCCAGATGGTGCATGGCGCGGTGTAGGACCAGTTGGCTAAACTGCTCACAGTGGATACTCCAGGTGCTGATCCGGGCAACCGGGACAACCGGGACATTTCTCACAGTCCGGCTTTTCTTCGGCCTCGTCTTTAGGTTCGGACATCTCAACCTCCCACAACGTCAAAAAATCCAACGCTGTTACCAACGTCAATCGGCAGGCCCGACGTGCAGCCGGTCTTATCGAGCGCCGCCAGCGTATTGCGCATGGTTTTGATATCGCCGCTGTAATCGAACGACCGCGACGCCCCGGACGGTGCCGACTGCGACTTAATCCGCTGACTGGACGCGGTGACGGCCATCAGGGTGACGGCATACACGCCTATCAGTGTTAGGTCACAATCATCATGGCCGGCCGCCGCAAGGCATTCGCTGATTCCTTCCAGTTTGCAGAGGTAGGCATCAATCATGAAGTCCGGGACGGTATAACCCAGCGCAGACAACTGCTGTTTTACCTGCGCCGCCGTTATCTGCACTGTCATGGTTATTTCGCCTTCTTAGTAGCTTCAACCAGCGCCGCCTCAGCTGCGTCAGCGCGTTGTTTCTCGGCCTCCAACGCATCTGCATGGGCGGTATCCTTGGCTTCGGATGCCTCTTTCAGTTCCTGCACTTCAGCCAGCGCCGCTTCGAGCTGAGTTTGCAGGGCTGATGAACCAGCGGACACAGGAGCAGAAGGCGTTGCCACCTCAAAGGCCAGCTTTTCGCCCTTCTTCTCGCTGGTCTTCTCAGCCTTGCCCTCGGCAATCCACTTGGCAGCGATCTCATCGTCAACGTCGTATACCACGCCAGCCTCCAGTTTCTGGAAGCTGGCACCCGCGAACAGATTCGCAGAGAGAATTTTCACAAGTGCCATGGTGACCTCTTAGCTGGAAGCGTAAATGACGGAGAACTTGCCGTTGATGTCCTGCTTGACCATCAGACCGGCAGCGCCCCAGGTACGCCATACGTAATCGCTGTTGTAAAACTGGCGCGGATCGGCAACGGTGCCGAACGCCTGACCGACGATAGGCGCGATGACGCCAGCAGCCAGAGGAACAATCAGAATTTGGTTGCCGGTGAGCTTGGCGTCTTCTTTGATCGCAGCAATTCCTGTCAGCTTCAGCAGGTCTTCCATCACCGTTGGCGCTGCATAGTTATTAGAAATGCGGTGCTTTTCGAGATTAGAGGTGATGTCGCCAGAAACATACCAGGTCTGCTGCCCGTATTGCAGGTTGAGCAGTTTAAGAACATCGCGTAGGCGGATAGCTTCTGCGCGCATAGCTTCTGGATCGGTGCTTGTGGTGAAGTTGAGATTCAAAGTCACCTGCGCAACGCGCTCATCAGCACGAAGGCCTTTCCAGGTCTTTCCGTCGAAGTTAATGAAGTTGCCAGCTGCATCGCGGAAACCGCCCCAGATGTAGTCAACGTACTGACGGCGGACATCTTCAACTGATCCAGACTGGGCATCAGCCAGCGAAGACAGAGCAGAGCCTTTGTTAAACACCGGATCGCGCCAGTTGAATTTAAAGCCGCTGTCATGGATGGGAACCATCGTACCGTCGAAGGTATAGCTTTTCGCATCCAGAGCCGCACCAATCTGACCTGACATGGAGGTATGCGCCCAGCCACGGCCACCAGTTCGCGCATACTCATATACCGATTCTTCCAGGCGGACGGAGCGTGACAGTGGCATCAGGTCGTTCAGTAGTGTGAACTCAGTGGTTGGCTGGAATTCAGCCAAGACTGTCTGGTCATACGCCCGGTACAGGCGACGGATGTCATCGACTGCGTTAACGGCATCCAGTACAGGAGCGTTAGCAGCCGCACTGCGGGCGCGAGTGCGTGCAATGAAGTCAGCAACTGCCTGAGCGCTGGAATTACGGGCAAACTGCAATTCCTGGAACTGAGCAGTGTTAGCCTCAAGGTTCCGGGTCTCAGTCGCCTGGCGGGTAGAAAATGCAAACATGCGGTGCTCCTTACTTAATGACAACGCGCAGGAGGTCGCCCGCTGTCGCAATGGTGGTTGAGCGGTCTTCTTCCACGAAAGCGCGGATTGACTCATCTGCGGCCTTCAGTTTTACGCGACCATTCACGATAGAAAGCGGCTGCCCTTTGGTGTACGTGCCAGCCGCCGCCGGAACGTTGAAGAACACGCCAGGTGTAGGATGGAAGGCCACAACCCACTCACCAGCTGCAATGGTGTCATCTACCGTTTTGCAGCGCAGGTAGTCGTAGTTAGCCACATACAGGATGGCGTCTTCGTTCCCAGCCACAGACGCGGTGAACTTCTTCGTAGTGTTGTCGAAGAAACCGATCGTGCCGGGCTGAGTGGCCGCCGCCGCCGCACCCTCGCGGTGGAGTTGCGGGTTAGCGAAAATGCCACCCGCGTGAATTACGTGCTTACCGTCTTTAGCCATGACTTACTCCGGCATGTCGCTGAATGAATTGGTGGTGGACTGCTGGCGGTGTGCGCCATTCAGGCCGATGGAGGTCTGGCACTGAGCAAACAGGCCATCAAGGGCAGCGCCATCGAGCGCATTCACGGCCAGATCGTCGAGGCCAAACTTAGCCTTAACGGCAGCGCGTTTTTCTCCCTTTTCTTTGTCGGCATTAACCGCCAAGCCGCTTTCAATGGTGGTCAGTTTGTCGGCAAAGGATTTAAACCACGCAGGAGGCTCGGCGCTGTTGTTCGCCCGCTCGCGTTCCTCTTTCTCAGTCTTTTCGCGAGCGGCCTTCTCTTCAGGCGATTCAGATTTAGCTGCCGCCTCTTCGGCTACCATCTGGTTATACGCATCCATCAGCTCGGCTTCGGTCTTACCTTCAACGACTTTGCCTTTCGCTTTCAGCGCATTGGTGATGAGTTCTTTCATCGGGTTTGCTTCCTCTTTGACGGAATCGCTATTGGCGCTGAAAAACGCCTTCAGCTGGTTGAAAAATGATTTGAATGAGGGGTCTTGCAGATCTGGAGAATCACCATCAGCGAGGTTCACGACCTCAATTTCCTGTTCCTCGCCATCGGCGTTCACGAATATGCCAAC